GTCCTTCTCTAAGCTAGAGCGTATGGTGATGGACTCCATCGCTGCCTCTAGTGATCGAGTTACAGTACACCAAGCTATTAAACATCTTGTCGTTGGTGGTAACGCCTTGCTCTTCATGGGTAAGGATGGTCTCAAGCATTTCCCTTTGAACCGTTACGTAGTTAATCGTGACGGTAACGGGAACATCCTAGAGATCGTTACCAAAGAACTGATTGACCGCTCACAACTAGACATCCCCGATGTCCTCCCCAATGCACCTGGCGAGGACGGTAATACAAAAGACCGTGCAGATGACAACGACGTTGAGGTTTACACCTACGTCCGACTAGATAGTGGTCGGTGGGTATGGCATCAGGAAGTGTTCGATAAGGTACTTCCTAACAGCCGTAGCACTGCACCTAAGAACTCTAGTCCGTGGCTTGTCCTCCGCTTTAACACAGTCGATGGTGAAGACTATGGTCGAGGACGAGTCGAAGAATTCCTTGGCGATCTCCGTGCCCTAGAAGCCCTCTCACAGGCTTTGATTGAAGGGACGGCAGCAGCAGCCAAGGTGATCTTTACCGTGTCTCCTAGCTCCACCACGAAGCCTCAGACGATCGCTAACGCAGGCAACGGTGCCATCGTTCAAGGCAGACCTGATGACATTGCAGTAATCCAAGTTGGAAAGACTGCTGACTTCAGGACTGCACAAGAGATGGTGACCAGCCTCACTCAGCGTATCAGTGAAGCGTTCCTTGTTATGAACGTAAGGAACAGCGAACGCACTACAGCTGAAGAGGTACGCATGACTCAGATGGAACTGGAACAGCAGCTGGGTGGACTCTTCTCCCTGTTGACTGTTGAGTTCCTGGTTCCGTACCTTAACCGTAAGCTGATGGTACTGCAACGTGACGGTGAACTTCCCAAGATTCCTAAGGATCTGGTGAAGCCTACTATCGTTGCTGGTATCAACGCCCTTGGTCGTGGTCAAGACCGTGAATCTCTTACTGCTTTCATTGGAACCATTGCACAGACAATGGGACCAGAAGCAATGATGAAGTACATCAACCCTGAAGAAGCTATCAAGCGACTCGCTGCTGCTCAAGGTATCGATGTCCTCAACCTCGTTAAGACTGCAGAAACTATGCAGCAGGATATGGCACAGCAACAGCAACAAGCGATGCAGCAATCCCTTGTGGATCAAGCTGGTCAGTTTGCTAGCTCACCTCTTGCTGATCCATCCAAGAATGCAAACCTAGCACAGATGTTCGGTGGACAACCTAACCCCCAGCAAGCCGCAGAAGGCTCCTCGGAAGCCCCTGCCCCCAGTCAGTAAACCTGACACCTCTGGTACCAGTAACAAGTACCAGCGTAAACAAAAGATTGGGGTACCTACTATCGGTACTCCTCCAAACAAGGTCACCTCTGTTGGCCTTGGCAAACTCACTGTAGAAACCACCACTTATGGCGACACTAACGTACGACCCTACTGAACCTCAGGAAGGTGAGTTTAACGAAGAAGAACTTGATGCTCTAGCGGTAGGTGAGCAGCTAGCACAAGAGGAAGCTAACCTCCTGGCTGGTAAGTTTCGTGATGCTGAAGAACTGGAGCAAGCCTACCTTGAACTCCAACGTAAGCTTGGTTCCCGTGATGAGGAACCCGAACAAGCAGAAGACACTGAAGAGGTAGAGGAAGAAGAGTACGAGTACAGCCCTGGGGCTGCTCTCATTCAAGAAGCCTCTGCTGAGTACTACCAAAACGGTGGTCAGCTATCTGAGGAGACGCTAGCTAAGTTCGGTGAGATGTCCAGCCAGGATCTGGTTCGGGCATACATGGAGATGCAAGCTAACAACCCTCAAGAACAGATCGAGGTTACTGATCTCAGTGAACGGGAAGTTAACTTCATCCAGAACAGTGTTGGTGGTGAACAAGCCTACGCTCAAATGATTCAATGGGCTGCAGATAACCTCGACCCTACATACGTTGATGCTTTCGATAACGTCATTGAGTCTGGCAATGTGCAAGCTATTCAGCTGGCTGTTGCTGGTCTCCGTTCCGAATACGAACGATCAGTTGGGTATGAAGGTGAGCTGTATTCAGGTAAGGCAGCACGACAACAGACAGATGTCTTCCGCAGTCAAGCAGAAGTTGTCCGTGCAATGAGTGATCCTCGGTATGAACAGGATCCTGCCTATCGTGATGACATCTTCCAAAAGCTTGAACGCTCTAACATCCAATACTAATGACTGTCACCACTGAAGAACGCAACCGTCAAAACATTTTCGCAAAGGAACCCCCAATTATTATGGCTGATCATCCCTACGGTGTACCTCACAATGAACGCGCTGAACTCCTCAACGGTCGCCTTGCTATGCTTGGCGTCGTGGCTGCTATTGGCGCTTACGCTGTGACTGGTCAACTGATTCCTGGTATCTTTTAAGTATTGGCAGTTCCGTTAATACTGCGAGTGTATTAGCGGACTTGGAGGCGTGAGCAATATTAAAGTTCTTTGCTTTATTATTATGCTACCTATCCTAACTACATTGTCAGTTCTCACTAGCTGGTACGGTCCTGGTTTCCATGGTCGTCTTACAGCTAATGGCGAACGATACAATCAACACGGCCTTACTGCAGCGCACAAGACACTACCCTTCGGTACCAGACTTCAAGTCTGCTTCCGTAGATGTGCCGTTGTTCGGGTCAATGATCGGGGTCCCTTCATTCATGGACGGGAAATCGATCTCAGTAAAGGTGCGGCTGATGCTATCGGTCTCACTGCCAGTGGAGTTGGTAGGGTCAAAGTAACACGACTCAACTAACACTACATCAATGACTGCAACTATCGCAGCTCCTAGGTCTCAGGCTAATCCCTGGGACCTTTTTTGTGACTGGGTAACCAGCACTAACAACCGTCTTTATATCGGGTGGTTCGGAGTCCTCATGATTCCGTGCCTCCTCGCAGCTACAACCTGTTTCATCCTTGCCTTCATTGCTGCTCCTCCAGTGGACATTGATGGCATTCGTGAACCCGTCTCTGGCTCATTGCTCTATGGAAACAACATCATATCGGGAGCCGTCATTCCGAGCAGCAACGCCATCGGACTACACCTCTACCCAATTTGGGAAGCTCATTCACTTGACGAATGGCTGTATAACGGAGGGCCGTATCAACTCACAGTCTTCCACTTTCTCATTGGCGTCTTTGCTTACATGGGACGAGAGTGGGAACTTAGCTATCGACTAGGGATGAGGCCTTGGATCTTTGTCGCATACTCCGCACCTGTTGCCGCTGCCACTGCGGTATTCCTGGTCTATCCCTTTGGGCAAGGCTCCTTTAGCGACGGTATGCCTCTTGGTATATCGGGTACGTTCAACTACATGTTGGTGTTCCAAGCCGAACATAACATCCTCATGCATCCCTTCCATATGCTCGGCGTTGCTGGAGTGTTCGGTGGGTCGCTATTCAGTGCTATGCACGGTTCGCTTGTTACGTCCTCGCTCATTCGTGAAACAACTGAAGAGATCTCTCAGAACTATGGCTACAAGTTTGGCCAAGAAGAAGAGACGTATAATATCGTCGCAGCCCACGGCTACTTCGGTCGTCTTATTTTTCAGTACGCTAGCTTTAACAATAGTCGCAGTCTTCATTTCTTCCTGGCTGCTTGGCCTGTTGTTGGCATCTGGTTTGCTGCTCTGGGCGTATCTACTATGGCCTTCAATCTGAATGGTCTGAACTTCAACCAGAGCCTGCTTGATAACCAAGGCAATGTGATTAACACATGGGCTGATGTACTCAACAGGGCTAACCTCGGCTTTGAGGTTATGCACGAGCGGAATGCTCATAACTTCCCGCTTGACCTAGCGGCTAACAACATTGTGCCTATCGCTCTGAAGGCACCTACTATCGGTTAATCCTATGGCTCTTGCTTACGATCCTAAAGCATCATCGGTTGTTCCTGAGTATGTCGTCAAGACTACTGGTGATCGTTTCTTCATTCCTGCCTACCCTGAAGTACACACTAAGGCTGCAGACCTTGCTTCATGCAAGCTGCTCAGCCCCAAAGGTGTTGAAAAGGTAGCTGCTTAATTATCGGGAGTCAGGCACCTCAGTGTCGGACCTGGCTCCTATTGGCTTTGGCCCACCAAGGTGGATAACCTTAGCCATTGACAGTACGGAGAGACGTACACCCAATATTTATAAGCGCAAAAATTTTTCCAAGCTTGGAGAGAACACCCTTTTGATTTCTCTCTTTAACTAACAATGGCTCTTAGTCTTCCCGGCACTGGCACTCCGCCTAATGCCAAGTTTACCGCTGTCGGTAACATCAACAAGACCCCCGGTCTTGGTCTCACCCAAGGTGGTGCTGACTACAACAATAAGTATGCCACCTACCTGAAGCTGTTCAGTGGCGAACTGTTCAAGGCTTATGAAGCTAGCACTATTGCCAAAGGCACTGTGCAGAATCGTACCCTGAAGAACGGTAAGTCCCTGCAGTTCATCTTCACTGGTCGCATGACGGCTGAGTAC